CTCAGCAGACAGGTTCAAGCCATCCCTGAGCTCTTCAACCCTGCCCACATAATCAGTGTATTTGTCGATCTCTTCGCCTATCTGTTTACCAGCCAATACAGCAGCCGTTCCGTAAGCAGACCAGAGTAATTGAGCTTTACTTAATGCAAGGCTCAATCCAGCAACCCCTCCGGGCTGCCCCTCTGTACCTTCCAGGTCTTTTAATGCACTCTTAGCCGCAGCAGTATCGGCCTTGAATACAAGGTTAAGTATTCTATTAGACATGCTCCCGCCTTATGCTATTGTAAGTTCTGCTCCCCAGCATCCACCATAAACGCTATTGTACTGAGGTATTAGGGGGAATTCTACCGTAACGATACCATCAACCTCCGTGGGTATATTAGGCGCCTGTGCACAAATGCCACAAAAGTCCAGTTTGAAGGTGTTGGTTCCATCTGTAGCCTGGTTGCGGATCGTAAAGCCCTTACCCGTGTTGGCAGCATCAATAATGTCGCCCAGGCTGTCAAGCGAGGTAGCATCAGCCTCAGCGATCAGTTTATAGCTCCCGCCCCATTTACCCTGCCTCACGCTGTCAGGGGTCTGGTCTCCCAGGTGCCACACAGGTTTATGATCAGCTGTGATCTTGGCGTCAAAGCTAAAAGCTATATCAGCCCTGGCTGTGGTTCCGATCGTAGCGTCCAGATCCTCATCCATGTACAAGGCCGTTTCATATCCATGTACCAGTTCTGGCACATCAGAGGTCAGAGTTTCAAAGCTTGCTCCGTCTGTGGCAGGTTGTCCAAAGAAATCAAAGCTGAATTTCCAAGGTTCCCCACTGGAACTTGAAAAGCCCAGGGTATAAGGCACAATCCCGGCGACCTGATAGATCAAGCCAGTCTGCCCGTAAACCATCGTTAAACCTTTGGGCACTACAGCGGCCCCAGGTGTACTCAGATAAGTATGCGGACTGGTAGCATCCACACCAAACATGCCATCTAACCAGATCATAGCCCGGTTGTAGTCCAGGTATCCAGAGATAGAGCCTTCGCTCCAGCGTTTCTTTACAAAGCTGTAAGCAGCGGGCATGGTAGTACCATCTTTCATAGGCAGCTGCTCTACCTCTACCTTGGGAGTGATCCTGACATCTAAGCCCACTGGTTGGAAAGTAGGCGTGGCAGGGGTCATGAAAGTACCTTCCTGCCCAAACTGCACTTTATTGATACTTGGTATATAGGTCATGGTTACCTCATTTCTACTATCAGGTGGACTGTCAAATCATCAACTGCGGTATAAGTTGGGGTAGCCGTACATTCCAGCACTCCATAAATATTAGCACCGTCAAACACAATAGCTGTGTCCTTCTCGTAGCTGACAATACTATCACCCGCATAAGTTTGATAATCTGCGTTTGCGATTGTGTAGGTTACAATCTTCTTTGCCAGATCAGCTGCTACCTGTACACATTCGTCTGCATCTGTTCTGGCAGCAGCTGCAGGTGAGGCATCAAACAAGTGGAGTGACAGATCAGCATCTTCTGTGTCTGCGTCTGTGATCCATACTCGCCTGATCACTGCGCTTCCTGAATAACCTGTAGAATTAACCGCAAAGGTGAGCAACCCACCTACACAGTCTTTTGCTACATAAGCCCCTGCGATCTGCAGTGCCGGCACTGCACTAGTTTTTATAAACATAGTTAAACTCCTTCTATAATATTTCCTCAACAGTGAGCGTTATATCAACCGCCCAGTAATCATCATCCCCCCAGGGAACAGGCCCCATTTGAACTTCCACACCTATAATAGTACAACCTACTGCCGGGCTCCTACCAGCTTTTACTTTTGACAAATAAGAACCGATGTAAGTTAGCATTGCTGTGCTGTACTGTGCTACACCTGTCCCGGACCCTAAAGGAGCCCACAAACACAGGTCCCTAATAGCCCATCCCACTTTTTGTAAATTGCCAATCATTACAAAATCTCCTTCAACAGAAGTTGAAGGAAGTAATAATCTGCATGGCAGGTCAGCATCTGCTACCTCTAGCTGAACGGTTGCCAGATTCCTTGTTGTAGTTACTCCCGTAGGGGCATAAGCTGCTATAGCTGTATAAACACTTGCGATATTGCTCATGCTATTACCACCTTTATGTAAGGTTGTATCAAAGCCATAATGTCACCCGGCACACCTTCAGGAATAAGAATTTGTCCATCTGGTGTTACTACCAGATCACCGCTCTTGGTGTTTTTCATGTCGTACATCCATTTGCAGATACGCCATGCCGCCAATTCTATGTCAGCTGGTGGTGTTTCAGAATAACCCCACTTTCCATTGATAGTCACTGTGGGATAAGCCCAGGCTCCATCGGTTAGTACGCAGCCATAGTAAGGAGGACCATCTTCCGGCAAGTACAGTACTGTTGGGCTATCTGTAATAGTCACTGCTGTACTGGTTGCCAGCTCACTAAAAAAGTAGAGTTTATTTCCATCAAACCGATTAGGAACGCTGCTTAAACGGGTATAAGCTTGATCTGTAGCTGCCGCAGCATCAAATACTCTTCCGGTCTTTTTCTCAATAAAAGCCTCGGCTGATGCCAGTATAGCCGTAAGCAGGGTATCATCCCCCGCTCCTACTACCTTACAGAATGTTTTTACTTCTGCCACTGTTGTATAAGCCATAATTTATCCTTGTGGGGAGGGCTTTTACACCCTCCCCAATATCAGGAGGTGAATAACGGCTTTCGCCGTGTATTCTTAGGTCAGCCAATCAAGCGAGTTCATCGCTGCGGCGTTCACAGTTGCACCTGCGTACCTCGCGGAAGGCAGGAAGTTCACAGTACCCGCTGATAACTTGGTACTGTAAGGATCAACAAAGATTGACAGGTTCCGGCGTTCTACCCAAAAGATCGCTTCGTCAAAGTTACAGAAGGTGATACCTTCGTTGTTGGTTGCGCCTGATTTCATCGCTACCCAGTTTGAGTTAGTGTAAACTGGATGATTCATCAAAACCTCACCAGCTTCACCCATTGACATGGGATTGAAACCAAACTCACCGTATGCACGGGGCGAAGCAATGAGCATTGCCCGGACATACGCCAGAGTAGCATCATTACAAATAAAAGCCGCTCCATCTCGGTATTCTTGTGCTAGACCATAGTAGAGGGCAGTCATTTCACCGTCTACTATCACATCGGTTGTAGCCTGTGCAGTTCCAGCAGTAGCATCACACAGAGTATGCAAATCAAGGTTCTTTGAAAGAGCAATGGCTTTGGCACAAGCCTTGATCAACCACTGTTGGAACAAGTCCTGATCTTCCAGGGCCTCTTCAGTGACACTTACAAAGTTGCCGACTTTCTGCATGGTAATTGCCGTATTGACGAACTCTGGTGAGTTCTCAGTATATGCGCCAGCTTCAGCAATATCTGCCAAGGCGACCATTGCAGTTACTTCAGTTGGTACATTGAATATCAGCCTGTTGGTAGTATAGATAGTCATAAGACCACGAGCGGCCAGTTTATCCACCAGGGAGTACTTACCCAGTAAAGCGTGGATCTGGTTGTGCATATCTTCAGGTACCATTGACTGAAGCTCGTCTGCTTCAGTTTCCTCCAGGGGTGTGGTAACACGCATGGCAGGCACGCCACCACCAAACACGGAACGGGCGTCTTCAATTAGAGCCCTGGTAAAAGCAAAGTTCTCTTCCTTGACCGCATCCTTCCGGGCTTCCTTGTCATCGATCTTATTGATGTTGAAAGTACTGCGGTACTTTGGAGTGCCTTTCAATTCTGCCAAGACTTCAGCTCGCATAGCTTCCTTAGCTTCTTCCTGGGCTTTCTTTTCTGCCTCTTTTTCAATGAGGGTTTCTTCCACAGCAGCTTTGATTTTGTCTTTCATTTTATTATCCTTTTCTAAAGTTCTTTTTGAGTTATCTACCTCGTCCTCCTTATCCTCTCCGGCCTCGAAGTCTTCTGGTAGATCTATTCCTATTTCATTATATAACGCCCTGAGCGGTAATACTATCGCATCATCACTGACTGGCACCCTGTCATCACCGCCGTCAAATACTGACAGCTCGGCAATAGGCCAGCAGTATACTTCCCCCGTCACATCATCGTGACGCTCAAGGTAGTTCACAGATCCAGTACTTGCCCTGGCCGTACCCTCAAGGGCTGCTTTCCAGGTGCGGTCTGATAGCTCATCATCACCCAGCTCTGCCCGCATCCATAAACCCCGACTGTCTATCTTGGTAGCTTCTGCAGTGCCAATAGAGAACGGCATGCGCATTGCTTTCTTCCTGGGCGTGAAACCGTGAAAATAAAGCAGGGGGCGTTTATCCCCTAACTCTATCATGAAGTCAGTCCTTGCGCTTAAAAACTGTCCTAGCTTATCCTTGCGTTCCTGGGAGCCAAAGGGAGCAGCTAAGACCTCTAAGATACGTTTCTTTCCATCTTTTACTGCCCGTACGGATCCACCGTTCAAAGTTCCTATATTCATAGCTCTCGTTCCTTTCGGTACTCTGACCAGAGAGCACCTACAGTTAGGATGCAGATCTGGCTTTATATTAAAATCCCTGCCATATATTTTACCTTCAAGTGCTTTACACTTATCACAAGCACCCGGCTTAGTTACCCACATTAGATCCCAGGGGTAATCATCCCTCTTGGGCGCAGTGAGTTTCTTCCGTATTCTTTTAATTGGGCCTTTGTATGCTGCCAATGCTGCCAATAGCGCAATAATAAGAATAAGTACTTTAACATAGTCTTCTACCTTTTCCCTCTTCAGGGTCTCCAGGTATTCGGTCAGCCACTTCTCCTGTGCTTCATTGATCTCTATCTTCTCTTTCCAGATATTCTCAATGTAGTCTTCCAGGGCAGAGCGTGAAAGGCTTTCTAAGAAATTTAAGTAGGTTACCTTGTCCATATTCTGCCTATCTTCTTACTTAGTTCCTCGATAAATTCTTTCAAGTGCTGCTCTGCTACAGTAAAAGCAATGGGCCAGCGTCCCTGATGGATTTCTGCCTGCTCTACTCCCTGCACCCATCCAGCATATGCGGCTAAGTTGCTCATCTCTGCCTCGCCCGGGCTAAGCACTGCGTACTGCCAATTGCGCTTCAAGTTGAACGTCCTCTCATACTTCTGACCAGGCAGCTTAGCAGGGTAGGTCCTCAGCTCCCTTTTTAGCGGGACCAATAAATCTCGCCAATGGTTTTTCATCTCGCACACCTGGTCAATATGCTCCATTGCCAGATGAAACTCTGCTAAGTCTTTAGGCTCTATATATGCCTCAAAGTCGTCCATTTACCAATAATCTCCATCTTCCAATAGCAAAGACCAGTTTTTTGCTATTGAGGTACTTGAATACCCTGAAACGAATTGGGGGATAATTTACTCGATAGATTTTCATATAAAAGCCCTCCGTATATCTTCTTTAGTTTCAGCGTTCTTTAGCCGTGCAGCAATAAGAATACGCCTGTCCACGCTCAATACATCGGTCTCAAACGGCACGTCAGGGCTGTCACCCCTGGCAAGTGCCTTCATAGCCTTCTTTTCATACTGCTTCTCTACCTGTACGGTCTCATCTTTGGGCTTGGCTGTCTCAGGTACGCCCATCTCTTCCCTGTAATACTCCTGGGATATGACACCATCTCTGAGCATACCAGATAGCCGTATCTGCCTCTCGTTCTCATCCTCCTGCATGATGGGCAGCTCTTCGGGTACAAACTCAAAGCGTATGCTTGGATCGATCTGTGCAACCAGGTCTTGATTGATCGCATTAGCGTACATCTTGGCTTCTGGCACGATCAAGTTCTCAATCAATGATCGCCGGCTCTCTTCTGCATTGCTGTAGGTGCTGTTGATAAATGCTGATACCAGGAGCTTAGATACCCGGAAACCAACACAGATGTCAGTCCTTGCCATCTCCCTAGCTTCAATCACTTCACTCTCTACCATCGTCTGGCTAAAGCCTGTAATGGGCTTCAGGTTACGGTCCACTACACCTACTTTGCCCTTCTTGCGGGATCCTCTAAACTTCCTATTGAACCAACCCACAATGCGCTCTGCTTCTTCCTCTGGCACGTGCTGATCTGTAGAGAACAAGATACCGGGAGTAGCGTCATTCCTGAATAGAGCCTGCATCATCAGCTCAGCTTCGTACTCAGTATTGATAGCTGACTTTACTACGTCACAGACCGGTATGCCGGGACCCAAGTCATCATCAGGATGATAAGTTCTAAAATAAACAATCTCTTCCCTGGTGTAATTATTGGTGATAGTCTTGTCGCCGTACATTAGCTCTTGCTTGAAACCACTGATACCATCCTTGGTCTTGATCACCTTCATCGTGTTGGGGTTGAGGCGCTTCAACGTGTCCACATCTCTGAGCCAGTAAGCAGCTCCCTGCTGTAGTTTGTCCAACTCAGTGGATGCAAAGGCATCTTCCCAAAAACTCTCACGCCCAAAGTCTCTCAACATCAGCTCTATCTTATGCCCTTCTACGATCTTGTCTCCTTTCATGATCTTCCAGGGTAGGTTAGCCAGCTCCATTGCCCGGATCTGCATACAGGCATTAGCCCAAACCGATCGGGTGTAGTCTACATTGCTCAGCTTCCGGCCTGTTGTTAGCTCATATAGGCCAGCCTTCAAACTTTCAGTCCAGGGAATAGTCACCGCTCTTACTTTCATGTCTTATCCTAATGTAAATCTGCCTAATGTAGCCTGGTGCAGCATCAAGCACCTTGCTATTACTGTATCATCGTGCAGTCCTTCTGGTGCTGAGAACTGCTGTAGCCCGCTTGGGCTTATCTTCATCTCAAAGGCTTCCAGCTCTAGCCAGGCATCCCTATCATCTATCCACTTCCAGGATCCCTGGTGAAAGGCCAGCCTGAGCCCTTGTACTATGCCAGCCTTAGAGCTGTTGCTGGTATTGAATGGCATGACCTCCACGCCATCAGCCCAGAGCTGTTCTATGTTAGGCTGTCCTATGCTGTTGCTCTCTGCTAACAGCTCTACTATGCCATACTCTCTAAGGATCTCTTTAACAAAATCTCTCTGAATATTGTAATCCACACCCTTCAAGCGGTGTATAGCTAACTCTTTCTGGCAAGTAGCGCATCCAACCGATAAGGCAGTGTAATCCACCTTCTGGCCCCAATCCAGACCTGCAACCAGCCTGTGGCCCTCATGAGCAAGAGCGCGCCGTGCAGCCTCGGGGGTGGCATG